AGACAATTTACATTGAAGATAATTTTATTTCACCAGATCAGTGTAAAGAAATTATCAAATATACTAATGAATCTCTTGGAATCATGACTGCTGTAGGTCATAGTGAGGATACTATTCCCACTTTTGAACCTCAGGAGGATTATTATGATTTTGCTGAACATCATGCAAGACAAGATGAAATATTAGATGATGCTAACTATCAAGGTCACGCTGACTTTTTAAATACAAAAGAGGAAACCTCAGAGTTTTACACTAAAGTTGTTGATAAAGTCACTCGTGTTTGCAAATCATTTGATGATAGAGCTAATCCAGATTATGTGGGTGTTATAAGATGGTCGCCAGGAACTTTTATGAAACCTCACTATGATAGTTCTGCAAAGGAAGGTATTTACGACTTGTTTGCTGCACTTCTTTATTTGAATGATGACTTTGAAGGTGGTTATACTGGGTTTAAAGATTTTGAAGTGAAACCCAAAACTGGTAAATTATTAATTTTTTCTAATTCTCAATACAAACATCATGTAACTAGAGTGGTAGGTAGAGATCGTTATGCTCTTTCTTTCTGGTATAACAGTTCTACAGATACTCATCAATCTGATTAAAAATTGGTTCCCAATCAATTTTACGACGAAGAACCACTGCTATATCATCTATCTCTTGATCAGTTAATTCTTTTCCTTGAGATGACGCTCTTCTTTCAACCATCTCATTTAGGTTGATTCTTAGTATATTGCAATCATATATTGCATATTGATTTAAAGGAGATGCCATTGACAACTATTTTATCATATACTATACTTATAATAGTATTTGTCATAAATATCAAATAATATTTAATTATGTCTGAAAATCATGTAACCTATCGTGGGTCTATGAAAGACACCAACATCATTCAACTACCTGCTGAATGGAAGGGAAAGGTTGACTTAGAGACTATTTCAGTGAGTTTAACTCCCATAGCAACCTATCAAGAACTATTTGTTGAGAAGATAGAGTGGGCAGAAAGAGTAATAGTTAAGTCTGCTTCAGCATCAAAAATTCACTGCTACTACACAATTAATGCTACACTACTATGAATCCTGAGGATTTTCATGCAAATGAAGATGATGAGTATCTAACTAGAGTTGTTATAGATACTTGTGCTCGTACTTTTTACATGTATTCAAATGAAGGTGGAAAGAGAAAAATAGTATGTGACTCTGTTGATGAATTTATGACAGTCCTTGAATTAGTACGTACAGTTGTTGATAAGGATATAATTGCTTACAGTGATGCTGTGACAAAAAAGTAATTATTCTTGACTATAAATAACTCATAATAGAATTACTGCGCAAAACAGATGCCACTTAGTAGATTAGATAATTTCCTGAAGAATGTTCGTGGTAACATTATCTATGTCAATCCTAATGATTTAGATGCCACTGATGCAGTTGAGAATCAGGGTAATTCACTTGGACGTCCTTTTATAACCATTCAAAGGGCGTTGATAGAAGCAGCTAGGTTTTCATATCAGCAAGGACTAGACAATGATCGTTTTGGGAAGACAACTGTAGTATTATATCCTGGTGAACATGTAGTGGATAACAGACCTGGTTATATTCCAGATGACTCTGTTACACCCATACGTTATATTGAGAGACAAGGTACAACTACACTAGATTTTTCACCTTTCTCTACCACATCAGACTTTAACTTAACATCAACCAACAATATTCTTTATAAGTTGAATAGTGTATTTGGTGGTGTCATAGTTCCTAGAGGTGTTTCTATAGTAGGTTTAGATGTAAGAAAGACAAAGATAAGACCATTATATGTTCCAAATCCACTGAATGATAATATTGAGCGTAGTGCTATCTTCAGAATGACAGGTGGTAGTTACTTCTCTGACTTTAGTATATTTGATGGTGATCCAAATGGACAGGTTTATAGAGATTACACTGCTGCAAAGGTAGTTCCTGACTACTCACACCACAAATTAACTACATTTGAATTTGTAGATGGTGTTAATGCAGTTAATATAAAAGATATATTCAATAACTTCTTTACTTCTAGAACTGACTTAGACATATACTATCAGAAGGTAGGACTTGTTTATGGTCCTGCATCTGGTCGTTCTATTGCACCTGACTTCCCATCTGCAGGTTTAGATATTCAACCTAAGACTGATGAATTTAGAATCATAGGTCCTCTTAGTGGTGAAGTAAATGTCAGTAAGATCATAGCTGGTGATGGTTCAACATCAACAGATACAATTACTGTTGACATTGCAACTGGTCTTGCAGGTTTAGATGTAGATACTGCATTTAATATTGATGGTGTTCCTGATGGTGCATATAATGGATCATTCACTGTAACTGAGGTTCTATTCCAAAACACAGCAGGTTTAACCACATCATTTAAGTATAAAGTTCCTGTTGCACCTGTGACTGCAACACCCACAGTGTCTGCAACAAAGGTTGTATTAGACACAAATACTGTAGAGTCTGCATCTCCATTTGTTCAGGACTGTATTCTTAACTCAGTCTTTGGTTTAAATGGTCTTTGTGCTGATGGATCAAAGGTAAGTGGATTCAAATCAGTCATAGTTAAGAATTTTAAAGGTATTGGACTACAGAAAGATAATAATGCTTTTGTAAAATACAATAAAACAACTGGTAGTTATGATGATTCTACTACCATATCCAATATTTCAAATGATGCTGCAGCAAAATACAAGCCATCTTATTACAGTTATCATATAAAAGCATCCAATAAAGGTGTTGTAGATCTTACTTCTATAGATGTAAGTGGATTTGCACAGCAATTCTTAACTGAAACTGGTGGTGAATTTACTATTTCTAACTCTAGTTCTAACTATGGACAGAATGCTTTAGTATCAAAAGGATACAGAGATGACACATTCTTGAGAGATGATGTAGGTTTATTGACTAATATCATACCACCAAAAGAGAATGTAGAAACTGATATCAACCTAGAATATGGTGCAGTTGATGTATCAAGAACAGTTAGTTCTGCAACTACAAGTAGATTATATCTCTATCAGGAAACAAACTTATCAGCACCTCCTGAGAGTGTGGTTCAAGGTTATAGAATTGGTGCAAAAGTTAGTGATAGATTGAATACTTTAATCACTCAAGAGGGAACTCCTATTGAATACTATGCTAGGATTATCATGCCTAGCACTGAGAATACTACAAATGAGGTAAGTTCTGTTAAGGTTTCTAATGTTGGTAGAAGTTCTGGTATTAACTCTATTACAGACTCAACTCTTACATTTACAGGGAATCATCAACTTCTAAACTCAGAATCAATTAGAATTCTCAGTGATAATGCAAGATTACCTGATGGAATTGATGCTAACAGAATTTATTATGCTATTACAAATAACTTAAATGCAGATCAGATCAAGATTGCAACATCTGCTAATGATGCTGTTGATGGAAAAGCACTCACAATTAATAACTTAGGTGGATCACTGATAGTAGAAAGTAGAGTTAGTGACAAGTTAGTTGGAGAAGTTGGACATCCAGTTCAGTATGATTCAACATCTACTCAGTGGTATGTCACAGTTGGTACTGCTACTACTGATAATACTCTTTATCCAACTATAAATGCCTTAGGTGTTGCTAAATTAGGTGATGCAACTCCAAGAACATTCTTTAAGAGAAAACCAGATAATAGAACTCTTAGTGATAAGATATTCAAATACAGATATGTAATTCCAGCTGGTAGTGGTATCACATCTGCAAGATCTCCTAGAAAATCATTTGTAATTGCAGAATCAAATGATGTAACAGGATTAACTGATACTGAAGTAGCATTAGAGTTTAGTCCTACCTCAGTTACTATGAACAATGAAACTGAGATGAGAAACTTCAGTTTCATAAGAAGAGCAGACTATCCTGGTTCAGGATCTGCAGACTATACAACAGAACTTCCACATGGTCTTTCAGTTGGTTCAAAGGTTAAAGTTACAAAGGTAACTAGTTCTAACAACGTAACTGGTGCTGGTAATTCAGGATTTAATGGAACATTCACTGTTTCAGGTATATCAAGTGCTTGTCAGTTCACTGTTACTGGTTTTGGTGATATAGATCCAGGTCATTTCACTAATAATACATCATCTAGAACAACAAGTCTTCCTACATTCCAGAGAGTAAACACAAAGAATAACTTCTTCATCTATGATATAGAGGAGATAAGAGAGTATGTAAGTGGTGAACAGGATGGTGTTTATTACTTTACAGTTGTTGATGCATCAAGCACACCAACAATATCACCATTTAATGATAGTGATAACTTTGCTTTCTCTCAACCAATTAAGGATTTATTCCCACAGTTTGATAGAGATAACCCTAATTCTAACCCTAATCCTACAATTACATATGCTCTACCAGATAAAACTGGTGAGGTTGTGGTTGATGAGGTTAAAAATAGTATTACAAGAGAGGGTATTGATAAGACATTCTCTGACTTAGGTGTTGGTATTGCTATTACAGACATCAGATCTAATCAAACTGGTGCTGCACATACAATCTATACAACATATGATCATGGATTAAATGGTATATTTGAATTAAGTATTGTCACAGCTGGATCTGGATATGGTCCTTCTAGTGGCACAGCAGGTGAATACTATAATGCTTCTCTAGGATTCTCAACCACAGGTGCTAATGCTACAGCAAGAATCACTCTAAACTCTAGTGGTGCAGTTACTGGTGCAGAGATCATGAATCCAGGTACCAACTATAAGGTTGGTGACTTTGTTTCTGTATATGGATTAGAAGAACAAGTTGGTATTTCAACTGCATTACTAAAAGTTACTAAGATACAGAGTAATATTGGTGACACTCTTAGAGTTGCTGGTGTTACATCTACAAGTTATGGTGATTATAATGGACTCTATAGAATTGTTGGTATTCCAACTGCTATCTTTGGATCAGATTTCCATGATAGAATAGGTCTAAAAGCAATCAATGTAGATTCTAGAGTTTCTGTATCTGATGCAGCAAATGGACATGACTTAGGAGTTGGAATTACAGAGACTGCAAATGCATATGCTCAACTTACTGGAACTGGATTACAAGTTACTGCTATAACACATACAAATAGCACTGGTGTTGCAACAGTTACCACAAGTCCTGCACATGGATTAAGACCAAACAATATTATATTCTTAGGTGGAGCTGCTGATAACTTCTGGAATAAGCAATATGTTGTTACTCAGGTTGTTGATCTTACAAACTTTGTTATCAATACAGGTATTACAACTCTTACACCATCAACTGGTATTGGATTAGGTGTCACAGTTCGTGGATACACAGCAGGTTTATCTGCACAGGGTGGAAACGTAGCACTTTATGATGAGAACTATGGTGGAAGACAGCAGAATGTCTATGGTGGTATCACAGATACACTAGGATCTGCTATGAATGCATCAACAGAGGATCTAAACGTATCAGGTATTGCAACTAAAGATTGGAGAATAGGAGATTACTTAAGAGTAGATGATGAGATCATGAGGATTAAGACCACTAACACTGGTAATCCACTCAAGGTCTTCAGAGGATTGTTAGGAACACAGTCTGCTGCTCATATCTTAGGAAGTGTATGTAGAAAACTTGATATCAAACCAATTGAATTAAGAAAACCATCAAGCACAAGAACCTCAGGTCATACATTTGAGTTTGTTGGATATGGTCCTGGTAACTATTCTACTGCATTACCATCTAGACAGGAGACACAACCATCATTTGATGAGCAACTATTAGCACAGTCACTAAACACTGGTGCTGGTCAAAATGTTTACTCTGGTATGAATGATAGTGGAGACTTCTTCATAGGTAATAAGAAGATTGACTCCAGTACAGGTAAGGAAGAAGTATTTGATACACCAGTTCCTACAATCACTGGTGAAGATTTATTTGCATCAGGTTCTGCTTCAGGTGTTGACATCATCACACCATTAGAAGCAACTGTTTCTAGATCACTTAATGTTGAGGGTGGTGCAAACAGTGACATCCTATCACAGTTTGATGGTCCTGTTTCATTCTCACAGAAAGTAACTTCATCTTCACCTGAGGGTATTGAAGCAAACAGTATATTCCTACAAGGTGATGCTACTGTTGCTAGAAAGATTACAATTGCAACTGGAACACCAACTATAGCAGGTAACCCAGGTGACATAGTATTCAACCATGAACCACCTCTTGGTGGAACAACTGGATTTGTGTTTACCTCTGATAACAGTTGGGCACAGTTTGGTGCTATCAGTGCTAGTGCATTAATCAATGAAGGTAATTTTGATAAGATTGGTATTGGAACTACATCAGCTCTATCATCTGAAATTGTTAGAGTTGGATCTGGAAGTTCACTAGTATCAGTAGATAACACAGGTGGTGTTGGTCTTGGAACTACTGCTAACTCAGCAAAATTAAGAGTTGATGGTATTTTATATGCTAATCAGGTACAAGGTGATGGATCAGGACTATTCAATCTATCAACTGACAGTCTGTTTGCTACCTTTGGTAGTGCAGTTCATCCAGCTGCTCAAGGTAATGGAATCAGTCCTACTGTAGGTATTGGATCTACCACTGCAGGTAGAGATAATATCAGTCTACACCTAGATGGTAGTATTAATCAGAATGTAGGTGTTGGTGGAACTGATCTATTTGTAGTCAATACTTCTAAGTTCCTCAGACAGGCAGAGTTCACTGGTGGAATTAATATAGGTAATAACTTAGGTATAGGTGTAAGTAGTGCCACACGTAAACTTCATGTACAAACTGCTGAAAATATTACTGCATTATTTGAAAGCACAGATGCCATTTCAATAATTGAATTTAAAGATAG